TGAGTGGGGGCCGCACGACGCTGAAGGGCTGAGCCTGTCAAAGCTCGCTTGGTGGCTGCGGCAGGCTGAGCGGATCGATAAGAAGCAATCTCAAATGGGGCAGTGATGGCAGCAGCTAACGCATTCACCATAACGATTAGCGCTGCAGACAAGGCTTCAGCAGTTGCCAAGAAAATCGAGACTTCGCTGGCGCGCATCACGAAGCCAATCGATCGCGTCACTGCTTCGGCGCAGAAGTTGAATGAGGCCGGTGCGAAGATCCGTCAACCATTCTCGAACGCCGGAGCGTCGCTCAAGGCGCTGTCGGATGCGACTGGCCTCACCCGCGTGGCTAACGGTGTCCGCAGCATCGGTTCTGCGGCGTCCGATGCGGGCAAGAGCCTGCTGGGCGTTGTCGCTCCAATCGCTGGAATCGCCGGTCTTGGGTCCGTGGCGGGCATTGCCCTGCTTGCCAACGAGTGGGGCAGGATGGGCGCCGAAGTTCAGCGCACGTCTGGCGTACTCGGCGTGTCTACTGACGAATTGCAGGCGTATCGCGGCGCCGCGAAGCTGGCGGGCCTCTCCGCTGACGACATGACCGGAAGTCTGAAGTCGCTCGGTCGCACGATCGAAGATGCGACCTTTGGCCGGAATCAGGATGCGCTGGTGATGATGCAGAAGTTTGGCATCACGCTGCATCACACGAAAGACGGCGCAGTCGACGCGACGCGAGCGCTGAAGGAAGTCGCTAACGCAATCGTGGCGCAAAAGGGCAATGTGCAGGCGCAATCATTGATCGCCGGTTCATTCGGCGTTGAGTCACTGTTGCCGCTGCTGCAAAAAGGCAGTAAGGGCATCGATGAGTTTGTGCGCCGCGCGCGGTCCATGGGGCTTGTATTCGACGACAAGCAACTGGCCCGCGGTCAGCAGTTTAACGAGAACATGCTGAAGCTTGAGGCGTCAGCCACGCGGCTGAAGTACTCGTTCGGCGATGCACTGGCGCCAGCCGTTGGAAAGGTGCTCGATGTCATCGGTCGCTTGATCGACAGGTACGGTCAAGTCGTCGCAACGAAGGTCTCCGAATACGTCGAGAAGTTCGCTAAGTGGATCGATCACGTCGACTGGGACAAGACGACCAGCGAAATCGGCAAATTCGTCGACAGCATCGGTGGAGTGAAGGGAATCGCCATTGCGATCGCCGCGATTTCGTTCGCCGGTCCGATCGCGAGCGTTCTCGGCTTGATCGCGAATCTTGCGCTGCTCACGACGACGACCGTCCCGGCTGCCGCCGCAGCGCTCGCGCGACTCGCGGGTGGCCCCGTCATGGCTGCGGTGCTAGCGCTACTGCATTCGAAAGACCTGAACACCGGCGAAGACGACTATCTGGAGCAGCATCAGGCAAAGCCAGGCCAGCAATGGCAAGGGGACGCCATCGGCGATCGTCGTCGAGCTGGGGCTGCAAATGACGCTCAGACCGCCGGCGTTGTCGGTCGTCTTCAGCAAATGGGGTGGACCGAAGAGCAGGCGTCCGGGCTGGCCGCGAACTTCTGGAAAGAAAGCCTGTTCGATCCGAAGGCGGTAGGCGATAACGGACACGCGTACGGCATTGCGCAGTGGCATGAGGACCGTCAAGCCGAGTTCAAGAAGCGGTTCGGCATTGACATCCGGCAGTCGACACTTGACCAGCAATTGCAATTCGCCGACTACGAGTTGCGCCACGGCAAGGAGCAGAAGGCCGGGGACGCGCTCAGCGCTGCCGCCTCGGCTCAAGATGCGGGCGGTATCGTGTCGCGCCTGTACGAGCGCCCCGCAGATCCGCGCGAAGAGTACTCACGCGGTCAAATGGCGGCGGCAATCGATCGGAAGCTGCATGTCGACGTGCATTTGCATAACGCTCCTGCCGGAACCAAGGCGACAGCGTCTGTGCGAGGCAATCAAAACGCAACAGCACGTGTCGGTACATCCAACGTTACAGGTCCATCTGTATGAGCATCGCATCCTCTGTTGGCAATGCAGTCGGCAGCATCGGCGGCGTTGCATCGGCAGCGCAGTCGCTCGCAAATCTGTTCGGCGGCGGTGGCTACTGGAAGCAGATGCGGCCCGCCAGCTACAACAACGTGCCTTTCGCCGTCCTGTCGGAGTCCGTCAAGGCGGGACGGCGCTCCGTCGTTCACGAGTACCCGAACAAGGAAACAAAGCCTTGGGTCGAGGATTTGGGAATCCAAAGCACGTTTATCAGGATTGATGGTTTCCTGGTTGAAAACAGCCTTGTATATGGCGGCGGCTCGGTCGCTGACCAGAAGCTAAAGCTGCTGAACGCGATTCGCGGCGGCATGAACGGCAGCACGAAGGCTCCCGGCCTCGGCACGCTGATCCATCCCACTTGGGGAACGCTTCGATCCAACTGCGTTGATGCGGAATTTGGGTCAACATGGGACCGCGGTCGCGTCGTTGAACTCCGCCTTGTATTTGTGCAAGGCGGTGACCGGCTCTACCCGAAGGCGCAGCAGCCGACCGCCAATGCCGTTGCAAATGCGGCGGCCGGTCTGAACTCCGTATCGTTGCTTGGCTTCGTGGCTGGCATCGCGTCCGCGATTTCGGCGGGTGCGGCAGTGGTCAAAGCTGCAGTCTCGACAGTGATCGGCTGGTATCAGGCCGTCAATACGCTGGTGCACGATGTAAAGCGCTTCTGGAATTCTATCTCGACGCTTGCTGGCAACTTTGGGCGCCTGTTCGGCGGCGGCAATAGCGGATATGCCGGCACGAATCAGAAGAGCGCGTCGACCGCGACAGTCGCAAGCCTGATTGCTGCCGATACGGCGAAACGGGCGACAGTCGCTTCCGCTGGCGTAGCGCTTACTACAGCCGCATCGAACGTCGGCAGCGATCCAACCACGTTCGCGAATGCGGCCCAGTCGCTTGTCGGTGCTCTTGCGGCATCTGCTGCTTCGCCGGCTGATGCAATCCGGCTGCTGTCGTCCCTCATGAGCTTCAGTCCGGCGCCAGTCGTTGGCTCGTCGCGGGTCGCGCTGGCGCAGTCGACGATGCAAAGCGCATGCGCGGACCTGTTTCGCCGGGCGACCGTTGCTCAGATTGCTGTTTCGTCCTCGTCATATCAGCCGTCGTCGGCGGATGATGCATCGGCGATGCGCGACAGCATCGCTGCGCTGATTGACGGCGAAATTGAGATCGCGGGCGATCAGGGTGAAGACGACGTCTATACGGCACTTCGCACCCTTCGTCAGGCGGTTGTCGCAGACCTCGATACGCGCGGGTCCGGACTCGCGACTGTCGAAACGTTCGCGTTTGGCACGACGTTACCGTCGCTGGTGCTTGCGAACCGCCTGTATCGCGATGCCACGCGCGCGGACGAGCTGGTCGCGCAGGCAAACCCCATTCACCCCGCTTTCGTCGGACCGACGATCACGGCCCTGTCGAGCTAAACGATGGTTGATGACGGAATCCTGCTCTCGGTTGGCAAGTACATGCTGTCCGGATGGACGAGCTTGCGCTGCACTCGCGGAATTGAACGCTTTCCGAGCGATTTTGAGCTCGGCATGACGGAACTGTTTCCGGGGCAGGCGAACGACGTCGTCGTGCAGCCGGGCGATGAATGCATCATGACGATCGGTCTCGACCCGGTCGTGACCGGCTACGTCGATCGCGTGGTGCCGAGCATCAACGCGAACATGCATGAGATCCGCGTGACGGGTCGCGGCAAGTGCCAGGATCTGCTTGATTGCGCGGCGCAGTGGCCGAACGGGCAAATCAGCAATTGCACGGCGTTCGATATAGCCACGAAATTGGCCGTGCCGTACAACATCACCGTCAATTGTGATGTGACTGGCCTGCCGATCATCCCGCAGCAGAACATCATGTTGACGGAGACCGCCTACGAAATCATTGAGCGCTCGTCGCGGTTCAGTGCCCTGCTGGTCTATGAGGACCGGGATGGATCTCTGCGGATGACGCGCGCCAGCACGGTAGCAATGTCCAGTGGTGTGCAGGAAGGCATCAACCTCGAGAGCGCTTCCGTCGAGCGATCAATGGATCAGCGCTATTCCGAGATCATTGCAGTGATGACCGGAACGAACAATCTGCTCGATCTTAACGCGGTAGACCAGCCGCCGTTCACGGCAACCGATCCCAATGTCCCGCGCCATCGGCGCAGGGTTATCGTCACGGAGGCCGGCGAACTTGGATACAACGTCGGCAAACAGCGTGCGTTGTGGGAGGTCGCACGCCGGCGTGGCCGCTCCGAAATCGTCAGGCTGGTAGTCGACAACTGGCGGGACGTAGACGGCAACCTTTGGGAGCCGAACAAACTCATCGACGTGCTGATTCCCTCTCTGAAGGTGTCTGGCGACCAAGGCGGCACGGTGCCGATTCGATATCTTATTGCCGAGGTGACGTTTCATCTTGATCTGAGTGGCACACACGCGGAACTAACGCTGATGGCACCGGAAGCATTTAAACCGGAACCCATCCTCTTGATACCGCAAAACGGCGACGTAATCGGAACGGTCCCGCAACAATGAGCGATCAACAAGGAATTCTGGAGCGCACCGCAAGGCGCGTTCTGCTCTCGCTCGCCCGGGCGCTGGTAACGACCGTCAATGACTCCGGCGGCGTGCAGATGATGCAGGTCAAATTGAACGCGATGGAGACGCGCGACAACACGCCACGTATCGCTGAATTTGGGCTGACATCGAACCCTCCAGTCGGAAGTGATGCGATTGTCGTGTTCCTCGGCGGCGATCGGTCAAATGGTGTCGTACTCGGCACTGTGCATCAACCGTCGCGCCCAAAGAATATCGCGCCAGGCGAGACGATGATCTATAGCCAGGACGGCAAATCTGTGTACTTCAGCAACAACGGAATCATTGTTGAGGCAAAGGGCGAAAACGTCATAGTCAATGACGCGGCCGACTACACGATTAACTGCTCCGGAAAATTCAAGGTCGTCGCTGGTGGTGGCGCTGAATTCGACACATCGCTTGTCAGTTCGACGGGCGACTTCCAGGATAACTCGGGATCGAACGCGGCAACGATGAAGAGCATGCGGCAAGCATTCGACCCGCACACGCACGGCGATCCTCAGGGCGGCAACACGCTCGGTCCAAACACTTCAATGTGATCTATGTCTGATACGACGACCATCTGGGACGCCGCCAACAGCCGCGGCGATTGGCTGATGAGCGGACCGCTGCTCGCGTCCGGCGACGACCTCGCGACGGCGATCCTCATCAGCCTGTTCACCGACCGCATCGCGGAGCCGGACGACGTCATACCGGACGGCTCCAACGATCCGCGCGGCTGGTGGGGCGATGCCGGCGAGACGACGCCGATCGGCTCCCGACTCTGGCTTCTATCACGCGCGAAACAAACGCAGGAGACATTGCAGCGGGCCTACGACTACATCGTTGAGGCGCTGCAATGGATGATCGACGACGGTGTGGTGGCGAAGTTCGATGTCCTCGTCGAATGGACGAAGGCAAGCGAGCTCGGCGCGCAGGTTGTTGCATACAAACAAGACGGCTCCACGATGGCGAATGCCTTTTCGTGGGCTTGGAACGGGGTTAACTAATGCCTTTTTCGCGGCCGACACTCTCGGATTTGCAGACTCAGGTCGCTTCCGACATCGCATCGAGCGTCCCCGGTTCCGATCCGTTGTTGCGAGTCGGTAACCTGCGGATCACCGGACGAGCGCAGGCTGGGCTTGCGCATCTCCATTACGGCTATATCGATTGGGTGGCGAAACAAGCCGTCCCATTTACGTCGACAGATGAGTATCTGGCTGGCTGGGGTGCGCTGAAGAACACCTACCTGAAGGAAGCGACACCGGCGACCGGTTCCGCAACGTTTCCGGGTTCTTCGGGAACCATTCTGGCGGGCACGGAGGTCGTTCGCGGCGACGGCTTCATCTACAGGACGAATGCGGACGCAACCGTGTCCGTGTCGTCTGTCGTGGTTTCCGTCACGGCAAGCACGCCGGGTGCGGCGGGCAATTGCGACGCCGGAACGGTATTGACTCTCGGCACCGCGGTCACGGGTATTCAGTCCGGCGGCACTGCTGCGGCTGCATTCACGGGCGGTGCGGACGTCGAGACCCAGGACGCCTTTTATAGCCGCGTGATGGCGGCATTTCAGGCATCGCCACAGGGCGGATCGAAATCCGATTACGTGACGTGGGCGCTTCAAGTTGCTGGGGTGACGCGCGCATGGGTGAACCCGAACGGCTTTGGTGCAGGGACCGTCGTCGTGTATGTGATGTTCGACAATGCCGAAGCGGCGCACGGCGGTTTCCCGCAAGGCACGAATGGCGTTGCCGCTACCGAAACGCGCGCTGCTGCAGCGACCGGTGATCAACTGACCGTCGCTAACTATATCTATGCACTGCAGCCGGTGACGGCGCTTGTCTATGCCTGCGCGCCGACGGCGAACTCAGTCAATTTCACGCTCACCGGCACATCGTCATGGAGCGCGGCAACCAAAAGCGCTGTGTCGGCTGCGATTTCCGGAGTCTTCCTGCAAAACGGCGTACCTGGTGGGACGATCTACATCTCGGATATTGAGTCGGCCATCGCAGCAGTGTCGGGCACCGAGGGATTCGTCATCACCGTGCCCACAGGGAACATCACGAGCGCCACAGGCGCCTTGCCTGTTCTCGGCACTGTGACATTTAATGCATGAGGTGAGTGATGCCAGCACCGAAACTCACCTCAGCCGACTTTCTTCGCGCGTTCCAGGCTTTGATGCCCCGCGGCCGCGTGTGGCCCCGTGACTCAGATGCAGTTCAGACAGAGGTATTCACCGGTCTCACGCAGATCTATGCGCGGAGCACTGCCAGAGCGAATTACCTGCTTGTCGATGCGTTCCCGGCGACGACTTACGAACTGCTTCCTGAATGGGAGGCGACGCTCGGATTGCCAGATCCATGCGCCGGTCCGGCGCCGACAATCCAGCAGCGACGCAATCAGGTCGTGGCGAGGCTTTCCAATAGTGGCGGTCAGTCGATCGCTTACTTCGTCAACTTCGCCGCGCAGCTCGGCTACACCGTCACGATCACTCAGTACACGCAGGCTCGAGCGGGGATGCTGAGGGCAGGCGACCCATGCAACGGCTACGACTGGAATTTCGCATGGAAGATCACTGCGCCGCTTAACACAGTCGTGCGCGCTGTCGCTGGCGCAATGGCCGCAGGCGATCCGCTCGCCGCATGGGGGAACGGCGTTCTTGAGTGCGAGTTCCGGGCCGTAATGCCCGCTCACACGATTCCTATTTTTGCTTACGCATAAGAGGTCACATGTTTCGTATCGATGACGCAACCGCGGCAACCTCGCTTCCAACGCCGGAGGCGAGCGGCACAGAGGGCTATTTCACCGAAGGCAATCCGACCGCCGGCACGCCCGCGACGAATGTGCGCGGATCATGGCTGAACATGATTCAGGAGGAGTTGCGCGCGATCGTCGTCGCTGGCGGTTTGACGCCCAGCAAGACGACCTATAACCAAGTCTATCTTGCAATTCAAAAGATAATTGGAACGCAGAAAAATTTCGTGCGTGCGGTTTCCAGTGGCTCTACGGTTGTCCCGGTCGGGGTCACAAAGGCCGTTTTATCTGCGTGCGCTGGAGGAGGTGGCGGTGGGGCGGGCTCGAGTGGCTCATCCGCGACGGGATCAGGGGGTGCAGGCGGTGGCGCAGGTCAAGCCGCAGTTCGGGTAGTATTCACTGTT